CCTCGACCACCTTGTACCCCAGCGGATACCCCATCTTCGCTGGTTTTCTTTCGTCATGCTGCTTCCTATGCCCGACATCTCCAGCATCGCGCGTCCCTACAGGCGTGTCCGTGCTGCGACGATCGGCCGTGTCCACGGCAGCTACACCGCATGGTGTGAATATTTCACCCGCTCATATTACTGTTTTCGCCTTTCCGTTCTGAACACGAGGAGGCTTTACGCAGCGGCTTTTCTGTGGTCCATCATTATGGCCCTTTCATACCTTACCGCACCGTGCGTTGACGAAACCCCCACAGTCAAGGGGGTGCTCTGCTACGAGTACTCATACACTTGGCTCTTGGGTCGCATTCGCCGCTTCATCACCGGCTATATGCTCGACCCGCGCACCCACACTCCGTGGGTGATTCTGATCCTGTTTCTTTGGAATCTCTTTGTCTCCATTCTCATCGCTACTTCATGCTATTTAATGAAGTGGTGTCCGGTCTACACCTCATCGTGGGTTGACTGGCTCTATCCTCCTGAGACAATCCTACACACCACACGTGGTAAGCCTAAGGCCGACGGGAGCCCTGGCTACAAACTCCACGATGCCCGAGATTTCAAAGACCTGTTGACTGCCGAACAGTTCCGCCTTGAGGATGCCCATCTTTGCGAGAAGAACAAGCACCGATTCGCGGCCCGACGCCGCTTGGCTTTCAACAACATGACCGAAGCCTTCGCTCGACGCGAGGGTATGAACCTCCATGATTCCCAGCAATCCGCTCGTAGTATCAAGAACGACGTAAGCGGTACAAGGACACTCATGGACGCTAAAGATTGCTGTAGTTACACTGCCGAACAGCTCAAGTACGCCCATATTTCAAACGGCGATCTCGTCCGGCATGTTGACACTATCTCCCACAAGGACCTCAATGACGCGCATCATACGCTGTCTAGCGGCAACGTCCACGCCATCTATGCGTGGAATCCAACCGAAGTTGCCGGCACCTCCGATGAGCTCAAGTTTTCGTTCGATAAGGACGGGAAACAGTTCACAGAGGTTGAGGGCTCTCACGATTACGAAGATATCAATTATGATTTTGAGAGTGATTGCCTTACCACATACTCCTGGGAGTTCAAGTTCAACTACAATTTCTTTTTCGGTCTGCTCATGATCATTTGTCTGTACTACAGCAACATCACGCACAACTATGCCGCCAACCAGCAGCTCATGAACTTTGGTAGCTGGGGTTACTACAAACTGGAACATCACCCGGTTTATTTCCCCATCGTCTACATCGACCATTTCTACTTCTACCCTCAAGGGTCGCTCGCTGCCATGCAGCAGGCTTTTGACAGTTTTGGTCTCCCTGGTTCTTGGTTCGAATATCTGCATGGCATGCCATACCTCACCATGGATTGGAGTTACTTCACATACCCATGGTTCCATCCTGCGCATCCGCAGAGCATGGGTCTGGCAAAGCACTTCACCGCACTGGGCATCTTTGTCCACATGTTGTGGTGCAGTTGCGAAGACGTCGTCTACGCCCATAGGGTGAAACGTATCGACGTCGGCGAACACCGTTGTGTCGTTTTGGTAGTACCGAACACAAAATACAAGGGATGCGGAGTATACCTCCGCCCGTTTTTGCAAGATGCTGCGCTGAAACATCGCAAACCCTTTAGCTTCGAAACAGAAGGTGGCCAAATGTGTGTCGCCGAAAGGATTAAGAGCAATAAAGAGGGCGAGTCTGGTTACAGTGCAGCCTTCGTTGGTTCAAAGAAAGCCTATTGGATCAGCGATGACCTCCTCAGCACCAGCAAGTGCCTCACTACGAACAGGTCCACACCAAGCATGGCTAATGTCCGCGTCACCTTCAACACTGAGTTCGAAGGGTCCGACATTCAACGCATTGCTTGTGGCCTTGCCATCGCTTTGTCACTTGTTGGCTCAAGGCCCCCCGCTTTCTCCGCCTCTTATGAGTACAACCCGCTGCCCACCATCATTCGCCAGACGAAAGATGAGCAGGCGGACGGTACACCGCTCAAAGAGATCATGGCCCACTCGTTCCAACCTCCAATTGCAGAGGGCGGCGCTTGGGTCCACGCCGAGACAGAAGGTGCCATTGGCGACGCCGTTGACCGCAGGATCTATTTGCCTGCCAAGAAAGTCAAAGGCAAGTTCAAGCTGAGCGAGGAGACCAAATGCTATATTCAGGAATTCGGCGGTCTCATGATCAAAGAAGCCACCGGCAAGCAGCTGCAACCCGGCAAACGTGGCTACATCGAACCGCTCGACGAACAAGAGTACGAAGAGAGCAGGAATAAAAACCAGCTCCGCAAATTCGACCGTGTTCGCCACATCTACGACATCCAGAACGAGATGGATCGAGAGGGATTCCAGAAGCGAGAAGTCCTTGCAAAACCCTATAAAGCCTCTCGGCTGATCACCACCTACTCCGACGAGCAACAAGCACTCGGTGGTCGCATCGCCTTAGGCTATGGGAAAATGCTTAAAGCCTGCAGCTGGAACGGCTGCGGGCAAACACCTGCAGAAATCACCGCGAATGTTCTCCGTGTATCTGGCAATGCTGAATTCGTTGCCGACACTGATTTCACCGCTCAAGACGCCACGATCGAGAGGAACAAAAGAGTCGTCGAACTCTACCTCTTGCGCATCTCCTTCCACAAAAGGTATACCGAATTGGTGGAGAACTGGCACTGGACCGACTACTGCGGGCAAGCAATTTACGGAAAGAAAGGCACCAAAAGAACAGCACACGCGTTTGATGGGAAACGCGGCAGCGGAAGCCCGTTCACTACGTACGGCAACACACCGCTTACTGCTCTCTATGCCTTCATTGCGCTACGTCTCAGCGGGTTAACCGCGGAAGAGGCGTACAAGGGACTCGGCATTTATTCCGGTGATGACGGAATCACTGCCAACTTATCTCCTGATGCCTGTCAACAGGCCGCCGAGCTTATGGGCTTCATCGTCAAAGGTGGAGTAAACAAGAACTACATCCCATACCTCGGTCGTATTTACTTCGACCCTATCAACCAATCTCCAAGCTCTATTCAAGACCCATCTCGCACCATCTTCAAACTTCACACCACCCTTGCCAACATCGACGACTTCACTGCTGAGGAAGCCATGCTTCTGAAAGCAATCTGTCTCCAGGTCACCGACCGGAACAGTGACTTCTTCGACAGGTGGTCTGAAAAAGTTCTGAGGGTGGCCGGCGAGAAGCAACTTCAGTCCCTGAAGAGCAAAATCTTGGAGTACCCTGGTCTACATTCCTACTTCGCTGTCACCGCACTCAACACCAAAACAACCTTCGAGAACCATCCAGGCGACTTCCTCGACTATTTCGAGGTAGTCATGCCCGGCTTCCGTTGGGGTCGTTTCGACGACTGGTACGAGAACGGGACTGGCCCTTGTCCTCTGCTGTACGAGAACCCACAATCAGCAGACGACTTCCTCCTTGCAGAAATGCAGAAGGTTGGCCCAGTCACCGTCGCCATGGGCGGTGTTTTCGACCGCGCGAATATGATCGAAATCCTCACCCCGACGACCCCAGACAAGAAAGCGCCTAAGGGCAACCTCGGGACAATCAAGGAGGAGGACGAAGGATGGACGGCAGCTACGCGCAAGCGCACGTCCAAGGAACAGCGTCTTTTCGAGAAGGCGTTGACCAGGTTGGGACATATCGAAGATTACCGGGCCGCCAAGTACGATGCGTCGCTCAGCAAAGCCGAAAACCGGAAACGGTACCTCACGAGGAAAAACCTCGAAGTGATGGTCGGCCCACTGGACGAAGACGCCAACGCATCGAAAACCCGTTAAATTCAGGAGCTTCATGCCAGTTTTATCCGTGACCTGGCGTTATAATAAATAAACGGTTGACCCCGCGATGGCGGAGCGGGGGATGAAAACTTGAATCAGTTCTTCCCCCGTTCCGTCAGTGGTTGACTAAGCAACTATGACCAATAAAGCAGAATTTATGCGACGACCCAAGATTCTGCGTCTACCCGCTAAAGAGAGGGAGCGTCGTTGGAAACAACACCTCATGTCCCTCGGAGGAGGCCGAGCCACACTCCGTGGGAGGGGTGATTACACGACCCCCATGAATTGGCTGAAGTCGAAAGCCTCAGACTTCGACAACCGCGTTTTGAGGAAACTCGCCCCTGGCACCTTTGCTAACATGGGCGAGAAGGTCGGTGGCTACCTCGGTAGTACCGGCATTGGCCGCGCTGCTGGTTCGCTCCTTGCCCAGATCACTGGTAGGGGCAACTACAACATCACGTCCAATTCCATCATTTCAGCCGGTGACCTCAAGCCATCGCAACTCTCTTTCAGTCCAACCGGATCCGCTTCAGTTCGCATCAAGAAACGCGAATTCGTCGATTCTCTGGTTGTTCCAGCTGTGCCTGGTGACTTTAGCACCAGGAGCTTCCGCCTTCAAGTCACGGACAATCGTACGTTCCCATGGCTAGCTACGATCGCGGACCACTTCACTGAGTGGCAGTTAATGGGCTGCGTCTTCTCATTTGAGACGTCGTCCAGCAACTACTCAGCGGACATGGCCCTTGGTACCATTGCCATAGGTACCCAGTACAATGCCAATGAGCGCAAGTTTCGCACTATGGAGGAGATCCTTCAATCTCCCTACCATACCAGGGGCAACCCAAGCGAGACGCTCATGCATGGCATCGAGTGCGACCCCACACTTCAGGTTTCCGAAGGCCTCTTCACACGCCGACTAGGCTGTGAAGGGCCCCCCAACCTGTATGATCACGGCGTCGTAACCATCGCTACTGAAGGCCTACCCGCTTCAGCCGGCCAGGTTATTGGCAGGCTCTATGTCACCTACGACATTGAGCTTTCCCTCCCTGTCCTTCCAGCATCTGTCACCCACGCTGGCGACCAGTGCGTCTACGGAAATTTGACTACCTACACAACCACCGGTCCTATTTCTGGTTCCACTTCCGTCCTTTCCAAGTTCATGGGCAATTTGTCCTTTGGATCTGGCATCGACGCTCAGATTATGGTGCTACCCAATTCGAATGGACCTCACCCCAAGCCCGACGTCGACCCCTCTGTCGACCTCGTAGCCTGGATCTCTGACTCCGTCACCGTCCCAGGGGGACAATACTTCACATTCGCCGAACCTGGTACCTACCAGCTGGCAATTGATTTTATTTCAAACAACTCCCCTGGGGTCGCTTCCGGTGATTTCACCAATACCTGCCTTACTGACAGCATGGTCTGCACGACCATTGTCTCGGCGGGTGTTAGCATCGGCAGCACGTACCACTCTACCGTGGTCATCACCGTAACAACGAAAAGTGCCAACCAGACTTTGCTGATGGACCGTGAGTCCAGCATCTCCGTCTGCTCCACCAGCATTCTGACCGTTTGTAACGTCTAGTTTTAGTTTAAAATTTTCCTCGAATTGCTGAAATACGCTTCCATACGCACAATGTCCTCGTCTTCCTACAGCCATAGCGACGATGACGAAGTCGACCCTGCCCCAGGAGCCCTCGACTCCTGGTTTGATAATCATCCAGCTCGTTCCATCAAGGATGCTTCCGAGTTGTTTCGGTTGGTCAGCAACCCTCCACTTGGCCGCACTGAAGTGCGCGTGCCCACCAAATCGCTTTCAAAGCATATCGGTTTGAAACGCAGTGGCCCTGCTGGCTGGACTTACTTCCCCGCTCACGCGGACGGGAGCCGTCTAGCTCGCATTCACTTCCAGTACATTCGCTGGGAGGAACCCACTGCCCACCGCATTAATGCAATCGTGAGACTCTTTGATTCCTCGATTACTGACTGCGAAGAGCACGTCCTGCACGAATTCAAGTGCTCCAGTGAAGCTCTGCTCACCATCGACAACATGGACCACCTTGGACACTCTGTGATGAGACTTCAAAACAAGAAAAGGAAACTTCGTGTCGAATATACATGAGTTTCAACCACAATCGCACACCATTAGCCCCTCCGCGGCTATAA